CGTGATGCCGTTGATCATGCCCGAGATCATGTTGCGCCCAAATTCGCCGAAGCGCGCAGGCAACGACGCGAACCACGCCATCACGCCGACGAAGGTCGCCTTCACCGTCTGCCACATCCCGGCGAACCAGCCGGAGATCGCGCCCCAGTTGCTGTAGATCAGATAGGCTGCAGCACCCAGCAGAACGATGCCCGCAACGATCGCGGCGGCGATGCCGATGATCGGGAGCAGCGCCATTTCGGTGTAGGTCGCGGCGGCGGCGAAGGCGTACATCGGGCCGACGATCCCCGCCAGCGCGATGGCGCCGATGCCGAGAACGATGAACAGCGCCGACAGGCCGCCAGCGGTGAGTACGATCGCGCGGGTCAAGGCGGGGTGACGTTGCGACCAGGCCGACAGCCGACCGGCGAAGGCGCCGACGCGACCGAGAACGGCGTTCACGGTGGGCAGCAGCGTGTTGCCGAGCGAGATGGCCAGCGCTGCCGCGTTGACCTTGAGCTGTTTGGTCTGTTCCGCCGAATCCTTCATGCGTTCGGCGAAGTCGGAATCGGTGGTGCCGTTCGCCGCCCCGGCCTGTGCCCGGATCCTGCGATATTCCTCCAGATTCTGGATCAGGGGGCGCAGGCCCTGTTGCACCTGCGCGTCCTCGAACAGGAAGCCGATCTTGCCGAGATCGCCGCCTGTCGCCTTCTTCGTCAGTTCGGCGATGGCCTCGAGCGGGGTCTTGCCGTCGGCATAGGCACGCTTGAGCGCATTGGGCAGATCAATCCCGAATCTCGAGAACGCCTTGATCGTCGCGGGCGAGGCGATCTTCTGGATGATGTTGGAGACGTTGGTCGCCGCGGTCGCCGAATCGCCCGCGCCCTTCCGCGCGATCTGGAGCGCGGCGGACAGATCCGCGACGGCGCCGGTGCCGGTCTGGCCGAGCGCCTGATAGCCAGCGGTCAGCGCGGGGAAGGCTCCGGCCATGTCCTTGATCTCGAACGCGCCCGCTTTGCCCGCCTCGGCCATGATGTCGATGACCTTGCCGGTCTGCTCGATCGGCACCTTCAGATTGTCGTTCGCGGCGAAGGCCGCGGCGGACAGATCGTCGATCTCCGCCTTGTAGGCGGTGGCGGCGCGCCCGATCGGCCTCATCATCTGGGTCGCCTTGGTCGGATCGAGGCCGAAGCCCGAAAGGGTGTCGACCCCCTTCTGCAGATCCGCGGGCATCTGGTTCGCGGCGCGGGCGGCGATCAGCAGGCTCTTGCCCATCCTGGCCGCCTGTTCGCGGGTCAGGTTCGCCTTTTGCGCGATGTCGGTCATGCCCGACTGGAACGCCTGCGCCTGTTCGACCCCGCCGATGATCGGGCGGGCCAACGCAGCGCCGGTGGCGAGCGAGGCGGCACCGCCCGCGGCCATGCCGGTGGCGAGCCCCTGCCCGCGTGCGAACCGGTCGCGCGCCGCGCCGAACCGGCGCTGGCGATCGGAAGCCTGTTCGAGGCGGCGGGTCTGTTCCTGCAATTCGCGGTTGGTGTCGGACGCCCGGTCGCACAGCTGGCGTTCGTGCCTGGCGAGATCGCGCGTCGCGACGCCTGCGGCGCGCAGCCGATCGCGCAGCGTCTGCAATTCGCGCGTTTCGGTGTCGTGTTGGCGGGAGAGCTCTTGCGCCTCCCGCTTGGCGCGTTCGAATTCGCGGGTCATGGCGCGGGTCGGACTGGCGGTCTGCTGCATCTCGCGCGCCAGCTGGCCGACACGGGTCTGCGCGGCCTGCAGCGCCTGGTCGGTCGTGCGCAGCCCGGCCTTCAATTCGCGGAAGCCGCCGACGTCGGCCTGGGCGCGCTCGATTTCCTTCAACCGATCGCGGGTGGCCTTCAGCGCCTGCGCGGCGCGGGTCGACCCCTGGGCGATATCGCGCAGCGGGCGGGTGACCCGGTCACCCGCCTCGAGCAGCATCCTGATACGCAGATTGCGGTCGGCCACGTGCCTGTCACTCCGGGTTGTGCCGCTTCGCGGCCCTGGCGCGCCAGGCCATCAGTTCGCCGAGCGGCATCGAATCCATGTCGGCGGGCGTCCATCCGAAGACGAGGGCGATATCCGCCATCGCCTCGCTCACATCGTCGGGGAGGCCGTTTCCTTCGCGGCTCGCGGCAGCAAAAAATCCATCACCTCGCCGCCCAGCTGCATGAAATCGGCGGGGTCGAGCTTGGCGATGTCCGCCTTCGAGAGCGGGGGCATGGTGATGCGCGGGAGCAGCGTTTCGAGCGCGGCATAGTCGAGCTGCGACAGCGCCATCATCGTCAGGCCGCGCAATTCGCCGGAGGCTGGCTTGCGGACCATCAATGTCGCGATCGTCTGATCGCCCAGCTGCAGCGGCACGTCGAGGGTGACGGTGCGCATCGCAGCGGACCCGTTGGGAGTGGTCGTGTCGGTCATGGGCATCGGTTCCCGTTGAAGGTCGGCAATCGCCTCGCCCCGCCACCGGCGCGGCGTCTGCTCGCCGGTGGCGGGGCGAGGCGTATGGGTTAGAAGTCGAGCGCGTTGCGGATCGCGGCGCGGCGATCGACACCGCCGACGATCAGGATGCCGCTGAGCGGATCGGCCTCGATCGCGGTCACGCCGTTCCAGACGAGCTTGTAATAGGCGAGCGCGGTCTTGACCTTGAATTCGCCGCCCTCACCCGGTTTCGCCTCGCCCATGTCGATCTCTTCGTGGCGACCGCGGATCACGACCTCGATCCGATCGACCTCGCCATCGTCGTCACGCTGCCAGGCGCCGACGAAGCGCAGCTGCAACCCGGTGACGTCGGTTTCGCCATATTGGGTCAGGACGTCGAGCATCGGCCCGCCCAGCGTCCATTCCATCTCCATGGGTTCGCCGCCCATATCGATCTTGACGGGGGCGTCCATGCCGCCACCCCGCCACTCCTCGAGCTTGCGCCCGAGCTTGGGCAGGGTCACGCTGGCGACCTCGCCCAGGTAACGGATGCCGTCGTTGTACAGCATCAGGTCTTTCAGTTTGCGGGGCAGGCCCATGATAGTTCTCCGTCGGGATTGTCAGGCGAGGCAGGATCAGGCGCTGGCGACAAGCAGCGCGAAGTCGGCGGCGAATTCGTCGGTGATCTGCTGTTCGAGGCCGAGGCATTCGAGCGGCGGCACGGGGGTGTAGCGATAGCCGATCGTCAGCTTTCCCGCCTTCAGCTGGTCGACCGGGTTCTTCGCGGGGTCGAAGGCCGCCTGCGCACCGAGGATGTAACCGCCGCGGGTCAGCTTGCGGAACGCCGCGTTGATCCGTTCCTCGATATCGCGGGCCAGGCTGGGGAGCAGCGGCTTGTCGATCGCCCAGATCAGCCCGGCGACGATGCTGTCGGCGAGCACCTGAGCCGTGCGGGTCGCGCTTTCGAAGGTGAAGTCGCCGTCGAGTGCGGCGCAGGTGCGGTTGCCCCAGAAGCGCAGATCGCCGTTGATGCGGACGATCGTGGTGATCCCCGCGGCGTTCAACATGTTGGCGTCGGCATCCTCGTCCTGCAGATCGAACTGGATATCCTTGGTCAGCCCGGTGACGCCCGCGACGGGGACGTTGGACAGCGTCTTGTGGAACCCCTGGGTCTGGTCGATCATCGCGCGCAGGCCGAGCGCGCGGGCGACGGCGAAGCTGGGGACGTTCGCCCCGCCCGCGCCGAGCGGCGCGGTGAAATCGGGCGCGATCAGCATCAGTTCGCGCTGGGTGAAGTTGGCGCGATAGGCGATCAGATCGGCGCGATCGGCCCCGATCGCGGCGGCATAGGCCATGCCGCGCAACCGCTTCGCCACGACGGCGAGCGCGGTCGCGACGTGCAACGTATCGAGACCGGGCGCGCCGATGATGCGCGGGCGGTATTTGACCTGCGCCTCGGCGGCGAGCAGCGCCTGCATCCCGGTCTTCACGCCGTCGACATCGTCGCCGATCACGGCATCCTCGGTCGCCGCGGCGTCGGCACCGGGCGCGACGCGGACGATCACGACGGGCGCCCGAACCTGATCGGCGATGCCGATCAGCGCCGCCTTCATCGTGCCCGCCGCGCCCGCCGCGGCGATGGCATCGGCGATGGTCATCGTCGAGGTGGGCGCGCCGACGAGGACGGGCACGTCGAGCGGGAACACCGCAGCGCTGGCGTCGGGCGCGGTCGCGACCAGGCCGATGCAGGCGGTGGCGACTATAGCAATCGCGTTGCTGGCACCGGTTGTTTCGGTGACGCGGATACCGTGGTGGAAACTCATGATCGGTCCTTTCAGGCGGCCAGCGCGGACAGGGCGCGGACGGGGATGGTGAGATCGATGGCGGCGACAGGGGCGGCAACGTCGACGCGGCGACCGGCGATGCGGACGGTGAAGGTGCCGGGCGTGGCGGCAGGCGCGAGCGCGATGCGCGAGATCCGTGCGCGCCGTTCCTGCCGCATGATCGCGAGCGCGGTGGCGGCGAAGACGCGGAGGCGACCAAGATCGTTCATCGGCTGGTCGAACAGTTCGGGCAGGTCGCTGCCATAGTCGCGCCGCCCGACGCGCGAGCCGAGCGGGGTGCCGAGGATGTCGGCGATCGACTGGCGGAGATGATCGACGCCGCCCAGCGGTGCGCCGGTATTCCGGTCCATGCCGTTCATGACCGGTCCACCATGGTAATACTTTGGTGGAGCCTCATCGCGGCGGGCCCGAGAAGGCCGCGCCCGCCTGGACACCGGTATGGGTGTGCATCTTCAGGCTCTTGCCCGCGCCGACGACGTCGTCGGTCGCGGTGATCGTGCCGTCGACGGCCAGCGGCCCCTTCAGGGATATCCCACCTTCGGCAACCACCGACATCGTCGCGCCGGTCGGCAGCGCGATCGTGAAGACGTGACCCGCCGGATCGTAACCGATGCGCGCGCCGTCCCCGAATTCGATTACGGTCGATCCATCGTTTGCGGGATGCGGGTTCGCGTCGCTCGACAGGCTGCCGATGACGATGCCGCGGGCGGTATCGGCTTCGGGGCAGAGCACGACGACCTGTTCGCCGATCGAGGGCGGCGACCAGATGCGAGTCTTGCCGACGCGAGCGGCAAGCCAGGGAACATCGCCGGTTGTCAGATAATCGGCGAACCGTACGCGGCAGGTCCCGGCATGGCCATCAACCGACACGATCGTTCCTTCGCGCGCGAGGTCGCCAATGAGGCGTTGGATATCGGCAGGGTCGGCCATCCCCGCATCATGGCGGCGCAAGCTCGCCTTCGTCGCGTCCTCGGTCTTGTAGAGAACGTCTCCACAAGACCGGGAGCGGCCAGCTGCCGCTGGAGAAAAGTCGTGCCCAGTTAACGTTCGGGATCACGCGCCGGCCGCCTCGATCCGTTCGATCCGCTCCATCACCTCACCAACGGCCTTGAACAGTTTGAGCATCGCGATGCTGTACTTGATGCCCAGAGTCTCTTCGCCGGTTTCCTCGAACGTCTCGACGTCTTCGACGATGGTACGCTCGACGACGTCGACCTGCACCATCGCGGCTTTTTCGTCGACGACCCGCTCCTCGTAAACCGGGCACTGGATAGAGCGAGTGACGGGGCGGGACACCAGGCGCGTGTCGGGAGTCGAGAATACCAAACCGGGGCTGATCGCCTGCCAGTCCTGCGCGATCGCGCCGAGATGCGTATGGGCGTCAGCGTCCTGCTCGACCTCGGCGATCAGACGGTAGCGGCTCATCGCCGCGGCCAGCGCCTTTACGTCATCCCATTGCGAGGGCGCTGGCTCGATGTCGCGTTTGAGCTTGCGATCGGATACCGCGCCGTAGCTGTTATTCGCGTTCTGGACGTTGCCGTTGTCGAGAACGCGGAAACGAAAGGCGCCAGCCGCCAGATCATAGCCCGCGAACAGATTGGCGTTGCCGAGGATGGTGTTGGCATGCGCGGCGAAAACGACGCTTTCGCCAAAACCGGCTGCGGTTGAGCGGAAGTCGCCGGGCCGCTGCGTCGAGGAGGCGTTGGCAACGAAGATCGACCCGAAGGTCCCGGCCTGGGCGACGTCGATCGAGGTAAAGCACCCCAGACGCCAGCGGCTGTCGGTTCGGCCAAGATCGCGCGTCGCGTCGCTATCGGGCGCCATGTTGACGTACCAGCTATTCTGCAGCCGATCGAAGGTCGCGTTGGCGGCGGTACCGTTGGTGAAGATATGGCGTTCGGCGAGCAGGCGCGAATCGAGATATTCACCGGTCGCGCGGTTGTAGGACAGATGGGTGATCGCGCCGGAAGGATCGACCGGGTTGGCGTTGCCGGGGCCGACTTCGTAGGTTTCCGCACCGTCGTTCGAGACCGTCGACTTTCGCACGGGATCGTTGACCGTCCCGTGGCCGATCCCGACGTTGCCGTTGGGCAGGACTAGGAAACGCTCGGTCAGACCCTGAGCCTCGGCGTTGGCGGTCGAGATCGAAAACGCGCCATAGCCGGTGCCGTAGAACCGGAACGGCATCCCAATCTGCGCCTGCGCGCCGTCGTTGATCGAATGATCGAGCGAGCGCCACGTCGCGCTCCAGACGCCGTCGATCGTGATCGAGCGATTGAAAAACCAACGCGTGCCGATCCCGATGCCGCGGCCACCGGTAGCGTTGCTGTATTGCGCTTCGAAGAGCGGGAAGTTCGGGCCGAACCCACCCTGATGCGCGCCGACCGTCACCCCTTCGAAGCGCGGCCCGGCGCCGGTGCTGACATCCTGATCGACACGCGCGTTGCGACCGATGACGTCGAGCGCGAGATCGCCGTCGGCGGTGACGGGGACGTCCGCGAGGATCAAGTCGCGGACCTTGTCCTGCCCGGGCTGGGGATAATGAAGATGCAACCCATCGTCGTAGATGGGGAGAAGCGTCTCAGGATGATCGGGATCCTCGAACGAGGCATAGGCATCGACCACGATATCGACATTGGCGGGGCCGCTGCGCTTCCACGCGTTGATCGCATCGGTGCCGAGCTGTTTCTCGGCAGTCCAGCCATAGGCGGGGTTGGCGTCGACATAGCCCCTCCACGGGGTATCGGTGATCGACACGACGGTCGGACAGCCAGCGCCCTTTACCAGATCGAAGCACGTCTGGATGTCCGCCTGGATGCTTTCAACGCTGGCGCCGATGCGCAGACTGTTGACCGCGTCGAACCCGAAGATCGTGATGTGACCGATCAGGCCGCGGGCCACGTCGTCGACGACGCGTGCGCGAATCTGATTGGCGGTTTCACCACTACGACCGGCGTTGACGACCCGATAATGGCCGCCCCCCGCATTGAGTGCGTCCTCGAGAAGCCTGGCGGCCGGAATCAACGGCGCGGGCGCTTCGACCAGGCTGTTGCCGTAGAACATGACCAGCGTGCGCGGGCCGAACCCGACGCCGGGCGCACCCTGGTCGCCCTTGTACCAATTCTGCAGGAACGGAATGATACCCTGCACCAGGCGAGAGACGGTCGATCGCTTGGTGCGCCCGGCCTGGACCATTGGCAGCGTTTCGGTGCCGTCGAGCGGATCCGTCAGGTCGAATTGCGAAATTTTGGCCATGGCGGTTCCTCAGTTCCCGATTGCAATCCAGTCGAACCCGTCGATCTGGTTGTCCGTGGGCGTCGGGTTGCTGACGTAAGCGACGAAGCCGTCGACGCGCTTGGTCCTGCGATATATCGTGACATTCAAGGCAGGCTGTTCATCGACGACGGTGATGAAGACGGCGCGGCAGCCATTCGGAAATGCCGTCGCGAAATCGACCGGCACGTCGCCTTCCGTGAACGGACCGTTCTGGAAGCCCGTCTTGACGATGACGCCGGGAAGCTGGAATTCGCCGAACCCGGCGAAGCGGTCGGTAAGCGCGGCGATCGCGGCTGGCGTCACTGCCCGATCATCAGCGATGCCGATGCGTAGCGCCTCGCCATACCTGTCGAGCGGTAATTGCGCCGATGGCACCAAGCCATCGGCATCAAGCGTCGCCACGCCATCCGACTGCCCTTTCTGAGCGAGCGGGATATAATCGGCGACGGCATCGGCGATCGCCGCGATCAGCTCGGCAGCCAGGTCGGCCAGGCGACGGGCGAGATCGAAGATCGACGGAACCCGGCGCGGATCGACACCGGCATCGACTTCAACGCTGGTCGCGAGCTCGACGACACCAGCTGTTTCAGTGGTGGCGGGGGGCAGCAGGAAATTCGTGTCGCCGAACGTCAGCATATCGATGTCGGCGGTCGGGAAGGCGATGTCGATAGCGGCGAACAGCGTCGAGAGCGGCGATTTTTCGACGATCGCGGTTTCCTGGCCGTAGACGGCGAACAGCGTCCCGTCGGCAAGGAACAGGCCGAAGCCGCGCACGGTATAGCCGATCGCCTCCTCGTCGCGGAGCATCACGTGAACGATATTATCGCCGATCGCCGCGCCGGAGATGGTCGCGACGCGGCGGAATTCGCCCGGCAAGGCGGTCAAGGTCGGAGCCAGATCGAAGACTGCGGCGGTCAGACCGATCTGGGTCACGGTAAGGTCGATCGCGTCGCCCGATTGCGCCGCGGCGAACCTGACCAGCCCCTCTTCGGTCATCATCAGCAGCAGAGCGTTGGTCATGGTGTGGTGTCCCAATAGCCATCGCGCTCATCGCGGACGGGTTCGCCGTCCTCGGTCTGGAGCCCCGACGCCCAGGTCGGCGACGTGTCGATGGTGAGCGTGGTGGTTTCGCGCACGAAGCTGGCGACGCGGGCGACCGCCTGGATCCCGACCCCGCCGAATGCAGCGAGCGACTGGACGAGCTGGAAGTGTTCGCGCAGCGGCTTCACGCGGGACACCTCGCGGATGATCGCCTCGGCGAAGGCGGCGCTGGCGCGCTCGCCGCCGGGCGCCGTTCCCGCCGCGGTGACCAGCGGCAGGGCGATGTCGAAGCTATGCGGCGTCGCGGGGGGCTGCGCCTCGAACCATTCGACGATCGTCAGCAACTGGTCGAACCGCGCGAGGACGATCTCGACCGACAGCCGCGTCCCCTTGTGCCGATGCTGCTTGATCGAATCGGCGACCGCCCGGCGCTTCGTCGCCTCGCTCCAGTCGGTGTCCCACGTATCTACCGACAGTCCCCAGGCCAGCCAGGGCAGGATCGCGATCGGGCAGGTCACGGGATCCCAGAGGGTGTCGACCGGGGTGCGGACGTCGCCGAGCCGGGCGGTAGCGTCCTCGAGCGCGCGTTCGAGCGCGGTCGCATTGGGGGGCAGCAACGTCATGCAGCGTAGCCCGCATGCGTAAGCGTGATCGTGGCGCAGAACGCCGCCTCGTTCGCGGTGCACAGGATGTCGGTCGCCGGGCTCGCCAGCACGACGTTCTCGACGCCCGCGACCTTGAGCGCGGCGACGATGCCCGCGGTGCGGATATTGAAACCGAGCCGTCGCGTGTCGGCTAGGTAGGCATCGAGCGCGGCGCGCGCGGTCGTCAGGACGAGCACGATGTCGGGACCGGCATAGGTCGTCAGCGCGGCATCGATCGCGAACGGGACGATCCGTGCCGACGCGGTGACGACGTGGTCGCCGAGCGGGCGGATCGCGCGATCGGAGACGACGGCCTGGACGGTCGCGATCAGCGCGGGCGCGGCGGTGCCGTCGCCGACCGCCGACAGGACGGACACCAGCACCTCACCCGGCGCGGGCGAGACCGCGCTGGCATCGATCACGTCGCCCGATGCGGCCTTGGCATGTGCGACATAGGCGAGTTCGGGACCGGCGACCGAGAAGGCTTCGGGGGCGAGCACGATGCGTTGGCGGAACACGTCATCGCTTTCATAGACCGTGCCTGCCCCGGTCGCAGGGTCGGCGGGCGTCACGACCAGCCGGGCGACGCCGACGAGCGCGCCGAGATGATCGAGCGACGCGCCGGTCGCGAAGGCGACCATCAGTTGTTTGCCGCTGTCCTGAAAGGCGCGGCGGATCAGCAGTTCGTCATAGGCCGCGACCTGCAGCACCTTCACCGCCGGATCGCTATCGACCGTCGCGTCGAAGGTCGGGATCAGTTCCCGGATGCGCGCGAACTTGCGCGCGAGGATCGTCTCGTAATCGAACTGTTCGACGATCGTCGGCGCGGGCAGGCGCGACAGATCGACGGTGGTGGAGGTTGAGGGGCCGGGCATGATGCCGCCCATGTCGTCGCGCGCGGGGCGCGATGGCTATGCTGCGGTCTTGTAGAGACGCTCTCTACAAGACCGGTTGCGAAAGCAGAGCGATCTTAACCCCCGACGTCGATCTATAGTCACACTCCCGAGCGACGTCATTAAATCGGCAACCACTCGTTAACCCCCAACTCGCATTATGCGCTGAAGAACCGAATCGAGAGTGAGAACGCCGATGCATACACTGACTGTGCCCGCTTCGGAGGATATGCTCGACTGGAAACTGCCAGCTTTGAAGCTCGGCAATAAGCAGTACGAAGGATATTGCCTTGAGGCTGAAGCCTTGCATGTGACCTATCAGCAAAAGCCATTCACTTTCGGCCATATCTCGGGAATTGCTGGTTTAGTTTACCGAGGCACTGGCGGCATGGGCGGCGGGGGGGGCTCGATCAACACGCGGCACGAGAGTGTGGTAACAGCAGTTATAAAGAATCGATTTGGCGAGACCAGTACCATTGAGGTGCCTTCGGGCGTCGCCGCAATGGAAGGAGCTAGGCTCCGCCTTGATTACATTAACGGCCACATGATCGGCGTAACGAACAATACGGGTAAGGGACAACTAATACCGCTCGCGGGCCCGACTGATTTTATCCGCTGGGATAAGGGTGAAAAAACTGACATCGCTCTTGCCGTCATAAGCATAATATGTCTTTTTAATGGAATTCAGGACTTCAGCGGGGTTATGTTTTTAGCTGCAGCTGTCTTCGCTATTCGTCCGATAATGACCTTTATACGGATCAGAGATGGTAAGCGTCGACTGGCCCACTTCACCGATTACATGGTACAAGTATTTTCATCGGAGCATCATAAAACTCCCTTTGCTTAACCAACGTCGCTCTGAAACCGAGCGCGATGATGCTCACAAATGGCAAGGGCCGGGCAATACTGTATCAGCCACTCCGCCCGTTAAAATTTCGTACCGCTGAGCCGTTTTCGCCGACCATCGAAGCCCCGAAGAGATCTTCTCAATCGTCAGATGTTACTATCAGTTCTCGCGGTTGATCGGGTTACAGAGCGAAGTTAACCGTCCGTCGAACACTCGAGCGCCGAATGTTTACCAATTGATATAAGGCGCTGGCGGCCACCGTACGGTGGGAGCAATTCCTTGCTGATCTTTTGATCGCCTGCCAGTGGAATTGTATACATCACGTTGGTCAACCGACGGCGCGCCTCGCGTTCCGTTTCGGCAAATACGAGCCGATCGACCGACCACGCGTCACCTTCAGAGACGTGCATCAGCCTCGTCTCAACGGCGACCAATTTTAGCCCATGCCATTTTACGCCCACTGGCATCACCGTACGAATCTCCGTTATGGAGAGCCTTCGCCCTTCATGGGTTGATTTACGGATCGGCTTGAGCGAGCCAAGTGGCGCGATCGAAACTGGTCCCTTTGCAAGAGCCAGTCGAGCCAAAGGTGTGTCTAAGCCCTCAGACATCCCGCAGACGCCTTTCGGACCCAAACGGAACACCGACTCAGCCGTGATAGTTGAACCTTCTGCCTTTAGAGCAGTAGTTGCCATGACCATCAAAACAATGGATGCCTTAAATATTCTCATATCGCGTCCTAGTCGATAATATTTAATCACTAAAGTTATTCAATAACAACCTTTTTTCATCAAACTATTTATAAATTACCACTATGTTTGTAAAACGCACTGCAGCGGTTGAACATCCAAGTACCAGCTGACCTTTTCTGATAGATTTTCCTGGACTTTCAAATGGCTTACCGTTCACTGTGCCCCGGAACGTCCCTCGCGAATCGATATCGATCTTAAAATTAATTGGCTTTCTGCGAGCATAAGAGCCAGTAACGACGCCGGTTTTATTGAGCTCCTCAAGTTTATTGTATCCCCAAACTTGCCCGCTCAGAAGCTGATCCTTACGTTCCGCTAAGTAAAACTTAAGGCCACCCCCTTCTAAAGCGCCGCCCGAATCCGATACGCTAATCGATGCAACTGGATTCCACTTCGTTTGGTTGTCATCAAGCAAAAACTCGAGTGTTCCAGAAACCGAGAATTTCGAGCCAATTGCTAAAGGCTCGCTTTTTGAAAAACCGCCCTCTGCAACGCACTCCCATGCCTTAGGATTAGCGGGAATAGCATGAGCATCTTGAACTGACGGGCCAATCAATGAGGCGCCGCAAACCGCGATCACCACTAGCTTATATGCCATCATACATTTCCTGACTTATCGCTTCGCTAGATAAGTTCGATAATTTGTGATCTAACTATTAAAGATGTGTAAATTGCGTGTTCAGTTTTCTGAAGACTTCGCTCAAAGACGCCACCCCGTGATGAAGCAGCACCCTGAGCGAAAGAATTTTGGTGAAAGTGGTGCGACGCCGCACACGCGAAGGCCTACCTTCGCCGAAAAATTTGACAGCAGCGCTATATCTGGGAGATGTGTTGGATCAAAAGATCAAGAACGCGGGACTGTTCGGCCTGCGTCAAGCCGAGCAGTCCCCGTTTCGCGTAGCGAACTGCCCTGCCCTTGACCGACGGCTTGTCGCGCAGACCCTCCTGATGGACGCCCGCGATCTCGGCGGCCCGACCCGTGAAACCGATCCAGGCTTCGGCGTCGGTCGCGCCCGCGCGCAAGTTGCGACCGTTGCGCAGTTTCCGGAACATCGTCTTTTGGCGGATCGTGCCCTTGCGACGGAGCTTGCCCGCGCCCGCGTTCTGCTGGCCCGCGTCGACGGGCAGGTATCGGTCGACCTTGTCGTAGAAGAAACTGCGGATCCCGCCCGCCTCGACATCGAACCCGGTCATGAGCGGGCCGTCGTGGACCCAGCTCTTCATGAATACCGTACGGGGCTCCGTCGCGCCCTTGGGGTAGAGGAATTTGACGGCATAGGTGCCGGGTTTCAATTCGGGCCGTTTGCGTCGCGCGGCGAAGGTCGCGCCCTCCGGGTCCTTCTGGCGCCCGATCCGCGCGGATTGCGACTTCTGGATCTCGCGCGCCATCTTGCGCAGGAGCGAACGGCGCTCGCTGGCGCCGAGCTGGCGGAGCAGTGCGCCCGCCAGCGTCCGGATATCCGCGAAATCGTCGATCACCGGTCGGGCGCGACCGTCGTCGTGCCCGCGACGACGTCGTCGAGCAGGACCTGCCACAGGGCGACGCCCGTCACCCCGGCGAATTCGTCCGCCCGGGTCGGTTCGTCGAGGTGGGTGACGACCAGGCCGTCGTCGGTACGCGCGACAAGCACGCGTTCGGTCAGTTCGAGGTCGATCGACACGTCGGCGCAGTCGCCGTCGAGTATCTCCGATTCGAAGCTGAACGGTTCCTGCCCGTCGCGTTCGAGCAGATCGGTCTGGCGGTCGGCGACCCAGGCGAGCAGCGGCACGAAGAGCGCATCGACGTCGCCCGCGAAATCCTGCACGACGATGTTGACGGTGTAGCGATATTCGAAGCTGAGCGATCCGGTCAGCCGCGCTGCGACGCGGCCCTTGTCGATGAACATCGACAGGTTTTCGGGCTTGTCCGCCAGACCGGGCACGGAGGCGAGCAGCAACGCCCTGAGGCTTTCGGGTTTCCTCACTTCGCCTCGCCCGCCGCGCAACTGCCCGGCGCGTTCCAGTCGATCAGCCGATCGAGCTGGGCGGCGTTGGCGCCGAACGAGCGGGCAAGGCGGATGATACCCGCGCGGATCCTCGTCGGGATCTGCGCGATCAGTCCGGGGTCCTCGGGCAATCCTTCGGGACGATCGGCGCAGCGGAGCAGCTCCGCAGGCGGTGTCGCCTTGACGACGATGGCGACGGGGTCGGGAACGAGCGCGGGTGGCGGGACATCACTTGCGCGGTGCGCGCAAGCCTGCAACGCCGTTGACAGCAGCAAACCAATCACGATCGACGAGGTTCTTCCGTTCGGCTTCGGCATCGGCCATCTCCATGCGTTGCGCCGCGGAACGTGCGGCCTCCGCCGCAGCGCGCGCGGCCTGGTTGTCGGTGTTCTGACGGGCGTCGTGATCGGCAAGCGCCTTCGCCAGGGTCGCGGCGGTCAGCTCGTCGGTGTGCGCCTTGAAATCGGCGAGCCCGGCGACCTTGGCGCGGCACAGGACGCCGCGGCGGTAACCGGGCGCATCCTTCGCAGGCGGGGTCGCGGTCCAGTCGGTGCCCGAAGAGGCGCAGATCAGTTCGACGCGGTGGAGGACGTCGTCGCGATCGGCGCGGACCTGCTGAAACTGGACGTAGAGCCACGCGCCCACCGCGGCGACCGCGAGCAGGACGAGGAACGCGGCCTCGGCGCGGAGCTTGGCGAGGATCGCGCTCATCGCGGCAACCCCTTCAGGCAGAGCGCGCGTTCGCGTTTCCGGCGGTCGACCAGGCCGGGGACGACGCGGCCCCCGGCCTTGTTCCACATGGCGAAGGCATCGCACCCCGACCGCCATTGCCCGGCGTTGAACCGGCGCGCGGCGGTCGACCGGCAGAAGCCGGGCCATCCGATGTTGTAGGCGAGCGACACCGCGGCGGGCGCCTGGTGGTCGCGACCGTAGAGGCCGGGGACGCAGTCGACGACATGGCTGGCCGTGTCGATCAGTTCGACCTCCAGCTTCGCGGCACATTGCGCCTCGGTGAAGGTCTGGCCGAGCCGCATGCCCCGGGTCAGCCCGTCGCAGGCGGTGGGGACGCCCACCATGTCGAGATAGACGGCGAGATACTGGCGGCCCGCGACGTGCCGGATCGCGACGCTGCCGTCGGCGCGCGCGGTCGCCTGGACGGTGCGTCCGCTTTCCTCGGCGGGCACCATCGTGAACAGCGCGAGTGCGCCGACGATCGTGCCGAGGACGCCCGCGAGCGTCCGGCGCGACGGTTTTGCGGCGGGGGTGGTTTTGTCGGTCACTTCGCATCCTTTCCGGGCAGAAGAGCGATCAGGCGATCGAGCAACCGCGTCGGCGCGGTGGCGATGGCGTCGCTGCAGGCGGCGATGAATTTGGGTGTCGCCTTGAACGCGATCATGCCGACGACGAAGCCGGTCGCCTGAAGGACGAAGGGGCCGAAGCCGAACACCGCGCCGATCGCACCGGTCGCGAAATAGTTGACGACGATACCGACCGACATCTGCGCGAAGCGACGCGACCAGGTGAGGCCCGATTCATAGGCGAGGCTGACCGCGGCCCCCAGCGCGGCCGGGACGAGCCCGGCGAGGAAGGTCAGCGCGGTCGCGGTCAGTTCGTGGAAGAGCTTGTCCATCGGGCGTCAGTCCCAGAGCTGGATGATGTCGCGCACGACTGTGGCGGGCGCGGTGTCGGGCAGGACGACGGCGGTGCCGATCGGCAGGGTCGCGCCGAGCGCGGCGAGGCCGGGATTGGCGGCGAGCACGGAACCGAGATCGCCCGGGCCGAGACCGCGTTCGCGCCAGATCAGGGCGTCGAGGGTATCGCCCTGACGTGCGGTGACGGTATCGGGCATCAGATCAGCTCGATCCGCGTCCGCGTCCGCCCGAGGATGTCGCGGATCGCATGGATGGCGTCGCGGCGCAGTTCGACGATCGAGGGTTCGAGTTCGTCGGCCTGGCGTTGACCGGCGGTGGTGGTGTCGATGTCGCGGTAGGTTTCGACCAGTTCGGCCTTGGCATAGGCGCCGATCGCGCGCGCGTAGAGCAGCGCGAGGCGGCTCTTCCCGTCGACGACGGTCGTGGGGACCACCGCGAGCGTCGCGTATCCGGCTGCGCGCTGCGCGACCTGCCAGTCGGCGAGCTGGTTGCCGACGGTCAGGATCGCGCCGACGATCGCCTTGCGCAGGCGATCGGGCGTCACCGTATCGCGGATGCGATATTCGTCGCGGATCGCGGCTGGATCCACGTCGGGAAACCAGCCGTCGTTGACGACCGGCGGATCCGCCGCGAGCGGACTGTTCGGCACCACCGCCGTCTTGATCACCAGTCCGGTCATGCGGCGAGCCGCGCGAGGGGGATCGCGCCCGCGACAAACAGGATCAGACCCAGCGCCAGCGCGGCGATGCTGGCGCGCAGCCCGATCGAGGCATCCGGGCCGAGACCGACGACGGTCGATACCGCACCGGCCATCGTCAGCCACGCCCCTCCGCCGAAGGCGACGAGGGCGGCAGCGGTGCAGGCGATCGATGCGAGCGTCACGGGCGGGTCCTTTGGGTAAACACGGGGGTGGGGATCAGGTCGGACGATGGCCCTCGGCGCCCAAGCGCCCCTCCCATCCCGCGTGATCCGTCCCCGAGCGCCGGGGGCGAGAAGGTGTCGATCGACGGGATGGGTCGATCGGGAAAGGGTCAGCGTCGGAACCGCCTATGGGTGTGCGGCGGATGACGGTCGCGGCTGGAGCGGCGCAGGCAGCGATAGAGTTCGAGTGCGAAAATGAGGGCCAGGAGCAGCAGAATCGCGACGTCCAAGAGATTATGATGGGTCATTGTTTTTCCCTTGATTGGTGGCGTCGTTCCCGGCCTTCGCAGCATTGAACCCACCATCCGAGGACTGCGTTGACGTTGCCGCAGGCCGGGCATTCGTCGCGCCGACGCCGGTCGCGACAGAAGGAAGCTCGGTGGTGATCCTGGTGACGGCCCGTTCGAGCCGCTTGATCTGACCGGCGACGCCGACGCGATCGTGGAGCGCGACGGCGCGGCGCAGCGGGGCGAGCGCGCGTTCCGCGGCGGTCAGATATTCGGTGCTGGCGGGATCGATCGCATCGGCAGCGCGCGCCAGTTCGGTGCCGATCGCCTTGTTGAGCTTGGCGCGGATCTGATCGTGCATGTCGTCGTCGACCGTCAGTTCCTCGACCTGGTCGAGAATGGCGAGCGGGAACGGCTGGCGCGCGGTCTGCGCCTTGATCGCGGCGTCGGCGATCTCTTCGGCAATCAGCGACGCGGCATCGCGTTCATAGCGCGCGGGCAGCGGCACGTCGTGGCGCAGCACGTGTTCGGCCAGTTCGAGCGCACGGGCATAGTCGCCGGTGTCGATCAGCCAGACCATGATGGTCGGCAGGACCTCCTCCGCGATCCCGGCATCGGTATCGCGCCCGCCCTGGAGCAGACCGGCGACCCAGTCGGCGTATTCGGGCAGCATCTCGCGCTTCACGCCGACGCGGCGGTCGATCGACTTGATCTCCTTCAGCCGCCGCAGATCGTGCTGGAGGCGCATCGCGATTCCCGCCGCGGCGCGTTCGGCGGGGGTTCCCGCATCCGATGCCGGGCCGGATGTGGCGACCCGTGCGGCTTGGGATAGCCGGCCCCCCGATGCAGGAGCGGATGCCATCTGGGAAGCGAGGATGCGATCCCGGTGTTTGCGAGCGAGGCTCATGGCATGTCCTGTGGAGGGCGGGCTAAGGATTGGGGCGAGACCGCCCGATCGGACGATCAGGCGGGCTTCCGGCCCATGACGATGTTCTCGACGAGCGCGACCTTGCCCATGTCCTCGATCACGAAGGCCTGGTTGACGCTTTCGTAATTCTCGATCTGGTCGCGCTTGGCGTTGTCCTCGATCTTGCGGCGTTCGCTGCCGATCTGTTCGTAGACCGACAGGTTGGCGAGCGTGGTGATCAGCAGCGCGTTCCTGGGGAACTTGGGGACCCGGACGGCCTGGAGTCCGCCCAGCTTCTTGTCGGAGAGCAGGACGTCGCGCGCGAGCTGTTCGGTCGCCTTGTCGCCGGACGCGTTGACGATCGAGAAATACTTGTCGTGGACGAGATCGCGACCGACGATCACGACCAGGTCGGTGTCGTCGCGATAATTCTCGTCGAGCAGTTCGATCGCGTCGTAGACCAGCGCGTCGACGTTGGGCTATGGCGAGTTTATCCAGCGCTACGATCGGGCGGGCATGCTGTTCTATCTCGATCCGCCCTATTGGGGGTGCGAAACGGATTACGGGCAGGACGTGTTCGGGCGCGCCGATTTCGAGCGGCTGGCCGACCAGCTGGCGGGGATCGAGGGGCGGTTCATCCTGTCGATCAACGATACGCCGACGATCCGCGAGATATTCGCCGCGTTCGCGATCGAGAGCGTCTCGACGACCTACACGCTCTCGAAAGCATCGGCGGGCGCCGCCCGCGAATTGCTGATCAGCAATCTGCGCTAAGCGGGCGAGATACCAGCGCGACGGGCACCGCCAAGTAATGCTCGTCGCGCTCCTCGTCGTAGGAGGCGAGGCCGAGGCTGATCGCATCGTCGATCGCCTGGGCCACGGTTGATCGCCACGGGGCGCGGGGCTCGCCGAAGACCTCGATCCGATAGGCTGCGGGGGTGCGTCGGGTCAGGGATGCAGCAGATGCCGCAGCGCGATCGTCGCGACGTGCGCGACCGACATCGCCAGCGGTACCAGCGTGAGTGCGGCGAGCAGCGCGACCTGACCGTATAGAAGCGCGCGGGCGAGCCATGTTTCAGGCTCCCCATTCGTCGGGATCGGGGTCGGGCCAGAAGGGCGGGTCGTCGTCTGCGACCGCTCGGGTCTGGCGTGGCGCCGGTAGCGTCGGTGCGCCTCCGCCGAACCTGACCCTGATGATCGCCGCATGGGATTGCGCCTCCTGGAACACGGCCTCGACCGCCTCGCCAGAGGCTAGGCGCGCGCCGATCCATCCGCAACGTTCGGCGGTGAGATAGCCGAGCTGGATTTCGCGGGCGGTGAAGACGGCGACGGCGAGATGGTCCGCCTTGTTCTTCGGTTCGGGGACAAGATACACCAGCTCGCCCGGTGCGCAGAGCGCCAGCTCGAAGCGACGATTGGACTTCGACTTATCCGGGTTCGCGTAGTCGAGGCCGACGACGGCTAGGCTGAGTTCGTTCAT